CTCAAATTTAATCCATCCACTGGCGTTTTAACGGCTACTGGCGGGGTAACAGGGGGCGCATTCTGATGTGGAAAATTCTAGAAATCCAAGCTGATGGCGACTTAATCACAGGCGCACGGTATTTCTGTTCCAAAAACGGGGTAGAAACCGAGGGTTGGTGGAACTTTGCCGAGCCTGTATTAAATACCGCATATGCTGATGTAACCGAAGAAATGGTAGTTGGTTGGGTGACCGCTGACATTGGCGCACAAGTTGAAGCCCGATTAGAAGAACAGGCGGCGGTTACGCAACGGGTGGTTGTCGCCCCTTGGTTGCCGCAAGTCTTTACACCGAGCATTTAAGGAAAAAATATGGCTGTTAATTTATCCCCTGTTGGCGGCGTAGCGGCACAGTTCTTCAACAACGATGGCACTGTATTGTCGGGCGGCTTAATTTATACCTATGCCGCTGGAACTAATACACCCGCCGCCAGCTACACCACGGGCGCAGGCATTGCAGCCCATACTAATCCAATTGTTTTGGATTCGGCTGGTCGTGTGCCTACGGGTGAAATTTGGCTGACTGATAACATTTCTTATAAATTTGTTATCAAAGATTCTTCAATGGCGTTGATTGGTACATACGACAATATTGCTGGCATAAATTCTAATTTTGTAAATTACAGTAGCAGTCAAGAAATACAAACAGCAACCGCTGGGCAAACTGTATTTACGCTAACCACAATGGCATACCAGCCAGCAACAAACAGCTTATCGGTATTTGTAGATGGCGTAAACCAATATGGCCCAAGTGCAGCTTATGCATTTACAGAAACTAGCAGCACATCTGTGACATTTACAGCGGGTTTGCACGTTGGCGCACAAGTAAAATTTACCACCGCAGTTATTAACAATGCTGGCGGCGTAGATGCAGGCCAAGTAAGCTATCAACCGCCAGCGCCAGGTACGGCAGTAACAAACGTTCAGCAAGAATTACGCAATTGGATAAATATTGACGAATTCGGCGCACACCCAATCACTGAGGTTGGATATGCAACATTTGATAGTGGCCCTGCCATTCAAGCGGCAGTGGATTTTATCAAAAACAATCTGACTTATAGCAAAGTAATTATTCAAGGAAGTTACAGGGTTAACGCAACCATTAACGCAACCAATGTTCCTGGCATTATTTTTGAAGGTCAGGGCGGCGCAATAGGTTATTCCAACATTATGGGATACACAGGTTCAACGCCAATCATTGATCTTTGCGGGACATATGGGTTTGGTATTCGTGGCATTCAATTTTATTTGATGACTTCAACTATTGGCATCTTGACGGGATGGGATGCCGCAAATAACTCAGGTAATTTTTGGTCAAGATATAGTGATGTTGCAATTCTAACTGGCGCATACGACAACAGCACGATAACCGCAAATAGCGGTTTAGGCTATGTTGGAATAATGAATTATGGTGGTGAAAATATTTCTTACCATAATTTGCGAATTCAAACCGTGATGCCAATAATTTTAACAGGCGTTCGAAATTGCAGTTGGATTCGTGGAACAACTGTATCGTCATATAACATCACAAGTGCATTTGTGACATTGCCAGCACAATGGACAATGGGGGCGCAAATATTTAGTGGTTTTATAAGCCTTGGCGCATTCACATGGAATCGACCCGCCATTGCGGTTAATTCAGCCATTGGCTTAAATATGTCAGGTGCTTATTTGCAAACCCAATTAACGGGAACTGCCGTTGATGGCGCATATAAAGTTGCATTCCAAGCCGAAGCAATTTATGGCGCTAATTTGCATCTTTATACCGAAATTGCTACAACGGCAATGGAGGCATCACGAATTGAAGCATCACAAATTCAATTTGCATCGGGTAATATTGTAGGAACTGTAATTGCGTTGTACGCAGGCGCGGTTCAAAAAATTCAAAGTACCAACTTTTTGGTGTGGTTAACAACAAACGATTGGGTTTTAGATGCTACTGCAACAAACCCATACACAGACTTAATTAAAAACTGCACGATTGTTGCCAATCAAGAGTACGCAAACAAGGTTGTTTCGCCTTACTTAGTAGCAAGGATGAACAATTCACGTTGGTCTGGTGCTAATAGCCAAGGAAACAGATTCCAATTTGGCTCGCTTGCTGTTATTTATCCTGAGACTGGTTTTGTTTCAGCGCAAAATGTTTTGGGCACTTTGTTTTACACGGAAGAAAATCTTGTCCCCGTGCCAGCCAGCACAACCACGACAGTTTTCACGTTTAGTGCAATATCCAGCCAAGTTCGTGTTTACATGGGAAGTGTAAGTTTTATCAATGGCAATCCCGCTTATGGAACGGTAGCATTTATTGTTTGTCAAGAAGATTCAACATTGACTTTAACCGTTTTAAAAACCGCAACGAATTTGACTGTTACGGTGTCAGGATTAAACATTCAAGCAAATCAAACATCGCTTACTTCACAAGGCTGCGCTGTTTCTTTGACTAGGATTAAATAATGGCGCAAACTGGTTTTACCCCAATCCAACTGTATTCTTCAAGTACAGCAACCAATGTGCCATTGGCGGCAAATCTTGCCACTGGTGAATTGGCAATCAACATCACTGATGGCAAGTTGTTTTACAAAGACAACGCCAACGCTGTTCAAGTAATTGGTTGGAAAACTGTACCAACAAGTGCGGGTGGAACTGGTTTAACAAGTTACGCCGCTGGTGACACGGTTTATTACGCCACAGGCGCAGCTTTGTCAAAACTGACAATTGGCGCAAATAATTCGGTGATGACTTCAACGGGTAGCGCCCCGCAATGGTCAACAGCATTAACATTAAGTGGCAATGTAACAGCGGCGGCATTTATTCCATCGGGAAGCACAGTCCCAACAAATGGACTGTATTTACCAGCAGCAAATTCGGTTGCCCTTGCAACAAATAGCAATTATGGTGTTTATGTAAATTCCTCCCAACAAGTATTTTTGGGCGGTGGAAATTCAACAGCGATTACCAACGAAAAAGTCAACATTACATCAACTAATGCGTTTCCTATTTGGGCGCAAACAAGTGCGGTTGGCGGTTCAATATTTACTAGAAGTGGTGCGGTTGGAAGTGCAAACAACATTTTTATAAGCGTTGGAAACGGCTATAACTACGGCGTTATTGGAACTGTTAGCGCAACTGGCGCATCCAATGGCGATGTTTATGGGCTTGGGCATTCCGCAAGTGCTGGCGCTGCATTTTCTGCCGCTTTGAAATGGGATACAAACGCACAAGATGTAACTGTAACTGCTGGCAATCTAGTCATCGGCACATCAGGCAAAGGCATTGACTTTTCTGCCACAGCAGGCACAGGCACAAGTGAGTTGCTGGCTGACTATGAAGAAGGTACTTGGACACCGGGCGCTGACGTAGGTTTAACTGTTATCGGTACTTTTTCTTCTAGCGGTAAATACACGCGCATCGGACGAATCGTTTACATCCAGGGCGTGATCGCCGCTACTACATCCGTGGCTTTTTCATCTGGTTCTCGACCTATTAAAGACATTCCATTTACTTCTGGCTCGGGGTCAGCGGTTGGTCTTGGTTTTAATGACGCATCAAACGCAACGGCTTGTGTGTATGTTGGTGGTGGCGGTATATATCTATATGCAGCCAACACATTAGTAGCAACTCCTTCGTTCAGTTTTTCTGCAACATATCTTGTTTAAGGATTTGTCATGTCTCTGACTAAAGTAAGTTATTCAATGGTCGAAGGGGCGGTGCTAAACGTCCTTGACTTTGGCGCGTTTAACAATGAAAGTAACGCAGCAGCAACAACATCAGCAATTCAAGCCGCTTTTGATAAAGCTCAGACAACAGGCCAAGCAGTTTACTTTCCCGCCGGTATTTACTTAGTTACCTCGGTTGCTCAAAACCATACTAGCGGGTTCCCGGTAAGTATTTTTGGCGATGGGATGCGAAAATCCATTATTAAAAAATCAGGTACAAGCCTTGATCCAGTTTTAAGTTTTACATCTACAACAAATTTGTTTGGTTTTTATCAAACCATTACTGATATTTCTATATACGGCAATGCTGGTGGGTCGCAACACACTGGAATTAAGTTTGATACATGGGCAGCAATGACTGCTAGAAATCTTCAAGTTCAGCAGTGTTATATAGGTGTACAAGGCTTAGGTCTTCTGTCATCTACGTTTAATGATTGTGAAATTTTGTCAAATGGACAAGGCTATCGGTTTGATAAATCAGGTTCTATTTACGCAAACGCCATCAAAATAATTGGCGGCCGCATCAATTCAAACTATCAACGCGCTATCAATTTTGATTACGGTAGTGGTCTGCATCTATATGGTGTCAACATTGAACAAAACGGCACTGCTGGAAATTTAAATTTTGGCGGTATTTTTATTGGCGGCAATGTTAGTGCAGAAACTGGAGTATCTGAATTTTCGTTTGATGGCTGTTGGTTTGAAGGAAATTTTGGAACATCAATACGTTTTGAAACATTGGTAACTGGAACGCTTGCGCCAGTTATTAGTTTTACCAATAATGTATTGTTTATTGGTGAACTTGTTAGTGGCGTAGGTTATGGGCTAATTGTAAATAGTGGACGACAATTAACTGTTGAAAACAGTGTTATTGCTGGCTTAAACGCTGGCTCATTAACAGCTACTGTTAATTATCTTAAAGTTAGCAACAGCATTATTTCTGTTGTTAATAACAATGCAACTATATTCAAGATATTTGGTGTCACAACTTTTTCTGGTGAATTAAATGTTGAAATGGTTGGTGGCACAAAAACAAATAATAATGCACCTGCTGGTTTTGTAGGCGAATATGTAGAATCTATTGTTGCGCCTGCATCAGCAGTTGCGTTAGTAAATGCCACATGGAAAACAGTTACTTCAATTTCACTTTCTGCTGGTGATTGGGATGTTACGTCAAGTGTTGGCTTATCTCTTGCAGGATCAACAACACTTACATATTTTCAAAGCAATATTTCGTCAGCAACAGATAACCCAGGATTAGATGAAAATAGAACATCAACGCCATACCCAGGCACAACATTATCTGTTAACCCAAAACAAGTAAATGTAACCACAAGATACAGTGTTTCAGTAAATACTACTGTTTATTTAACTGCAATAGCTGGATTTGGTGTAAGTACTTGTTCAGCTTACGGAATAATTTCAGCACGACGAGTTCGTTAAAGGAGAAAATCATGGCGTTACAAAAAAACACCGTTACCGTTCATGGAATAAAGTTAAATTTTGCTTATTACAGAGTAGAGAACGTTTCTATAAAAGGAAAAGAAACACTTTGCTTTTATCTGAGAGTTTATGCAGACAAAGAAAAGCAATTTTTTCAAGAACAAGTTTTTACTGCCAGTTATAACATTGCAGGCGACAACCCAATCAAACAGGCTTACGAACACTTAAAAACCCTGCCAGAATTTGCTAATGCAACTGACTGTTAAAAGGAAATCATCATGTTAGAAAAAATTGAAGTTGTTGATTTAATTGAAGTCATTGAAAACGGCTGCATTCAAGTTCGCACCAAAACCGCTATCAAAGAAGATGGCGTTGAAATCAGCAGCAAGTTCCACCGCCACGTTGTCGTGCCTGGTGCAGACGTAAGCGCCGAAGATGCCAAAGTGCAAGCCATTGCCGCATCCATTCATACACCTGAAGTTATCCAAGCATACAAGGAAGCTCAAAATGCAAGCCATACTCCAACGCCTGAAGTCTAAAACTTATTGGGCAGCCATTGTGGGCGCTTTGCTGACTGCTATTGAGGCCAACAGCGGCCTGATTAGCCAGTTCCTGCCTGCTGGCATACGACCTTACATTGTGATGCTGTGGCCTGTTTTGATGCTGGCTTTGCGTGAAGTCACTACTACTGCAATCTCTGAAAAATCATGACACAGCCCATAGACATCATCACCCGAGCCATGAAGGACATTGGCGCTGTTGCCGCTGGTGAAGTGCCTACGGCTGATGAAGCGCAAGATGGGCTAGATATGCTCAACGACATGGTGGCGCAATGGTCAAATGAAAACATGATGGTTTTCTACCGTTCTGAGATTATTTTTCCAACAGTTCAGAACCAAGTGCAGTACACCATTGGCCCATCAGGTCAGGTAGGAGCTACTTTTACAGGCTCTATTGCAGGCACAACCCTGACCGTTCCTGCTAACGGTGTGACCGCAGGCGGCATCAACATAGGCATGACCCTATCAGGCACAGGCGTTACATCAGGCACTAGGATTGTGGGCTTTACAACGGGCGCAGGCGGCAACGTTAATGAAGGTGGTACATACACCGTAACCCCAAGCCAAACGACAGCCAGCACCACCATTACGGCCTACTATGAGCGCCCCCTAACGATTGAATCAGGCTTTGTACGTGTGGCTACCATGCAAGGTGGCTCTAACATTGCAGGTGGCTATTTGGATTACCCCGTAGCTATTTTTAGCCTTGAGGAATACGAATCTATCGGTATTAAGCAGTTGAATGGCCCTTGGGCTAAAGGCATCTATTACCAGCCTGCAGAATTGTTGGGAACAATTTATGTCTATCCCAACCCGCAGCAGGGTGAGCTTCACCTTTTTACTCAAACCATCTTTAGGCAATTTGCAAGCATCAACGACACCATCCAACTGCCCCAAGGCTACAACATGGCTTTGCGTTGGTGTCTTGCAGAGCGACTGATGCCCATGTTTGGCAAGGTCAATCAGATTCAAGCCGCCATGATCAACGGTTACGCAGCACAAGGCAAAGCCACCATTAAGCGCACCAATATGCGTCCTGCACAGATTTCACGTTACCCCGAGGCTTTGATGGTCGGCAGGGCTAGAGATGCTGGCTTCATTATGGATGGAGGCTTCCGCTAATGCCTGATTTTGGCTTTGTCGGCACAAGTTACGTTGCCCCATCTATCTACCAAGGTGACCAAGAGTGCATTAATTTCTTTGCTGAGATTGACACATCAAAACAGCCTGGCGATAGAGGGATTGTGGCGCTATACCCTACGCCTGGCCTGACTGAGGAAGTGCAGCTTTTCCCAACTGAGGTGCGGGGAATGCGTACTCTGTCAGGCGAAAACATCCTGATTGCGGTGGCGGGTAATCGGGTGTATCAAATAAACACTGCATTTGTTGCCACACAGATTGGAACGCTAACCACCAGCACGGGACAAGTGTCCATATCCGACAATATCGACAACGTAAATGGATTGACCGCTTACATTGTGGATGGCCCTAATAGATATACATGGGTTGTGGCAACCAACACATTCACCACTTTGCCCTCAACTGATGGCCCTTGGCAGGGTGCAACTGTTGTTGATGTGATTGACAACTACAACATTTATAACGAGCCAAACACGCAGAATTGGGCGTGTACTGACCTTGGGTCTAGTCTATCCACCCAAGCCCTGTACGGCACGGCTGATGGGTCATCTGACCTATTGGTGACGCTAATTGTTAACCAACGCCAAGTTTATTTGATTGGTGAAGTAACCACCGAGGTTTGGACTGATGTGGGCAACGTAATCGCAGGGATT